GGGTATCAGTATAAAATCCCTCGCTATTATGATAAATATTTATCAGAAAGAGAAAAGACCCGGCGTTCGATTTTGTCTGCTTCCTCTTATGCAAGTTATCTCGGTGATTCTGTGGTTATCAGTTTTCTTCGGGACGTTGCTCAACGGCTCTCTATCGATCCGTCATCCTTGGCCTTTGAAAAAGGTTACTTCTCGCAATACATTAATTTCTTGAATAAATCCAAGGCGACCGATATTAGAGGCGTACCCTGGATTAGCATGGAATTTTTAAAAGTTTTGGACGTTTGGCGCAGTGCTTTTGGCCTAGACGCCTCGCCTGATGTAATATTTAATAAATCATTAACTTATGGGTAAACAACCTTACATTTCGCATACCGTGAACGGTTATTCTCGGTATGATTTGCCTGAATCCAAGGCATTCACCTGTACGCCTGGTATTCTTTATCCCGCGCGTATAGATTTTATTAATGCACGTGATCGTGTAAAGATTGCGCAAGGAATAGATGTTCGGAGTAATCCTCTTGCTGTTCCTACGTTCAATCCTTATACTATTCGTTTGCATCGGTTTTGGGTTCCGCTTCAACTTTATCATCCGGAACTGCGAACAAACAGTTCGAATTTTGATATGAATGAACTTTCGCTTAATTATTTGCGAACTTTTGTTCATTCGAGCACATTTAATGGTGGTGAACCTGCGTCCAATTCTTTGCTTAGTTGGTTGCGGGCTGCTCGAGTGAATCCAGTGACAAATCCGGCTCCAATAGCAGATTTTAGTCAGGCTACTTTGCAGGGTACTACCTGGGTGAATGCAGATTCATATTTGGCATATTGGGATATAGTCCGCAATTATTACAGTTATTCGCAGTATTCGGTTTACTCGATAGCTTGGCCGGGTGATTATTATTATTCTGCGGCTAGTGGATCATCACCAACTTTTTACTCAAATCCTCATGCCTACAACCAAGAATCTGCTTATTTCAATCAGATGTTCTGTACCTTAGGTTATCTTGATGCCTATTTTGAGTCGCAATTTTATCCGGGTTCTGTTTCATCAGACCTTAACGCTTATAATCGGTCATCACTGTTTACAAGCATAATAAAGAGTCAGCACGTTGATGAATCCTCACTTTCACCGATTTATCCTCCTGATGCTACTATACCTGACACGCAAGGAGTCCCTTTGATGGGCATTCCGGATCAATATCCTACATCTCCTTTTGGTGGAAATGCGAGTGCAGATAAAGTTACTCTTCTTGATGTTTTTTATTATTCTCATCCTATGGCTGTTTGTCCGGCATCACCTGATCGTTTTTCAAGACTTTTGCCGTATTCGACCGAATCCAATAGTGTTTCTATGAATTCTATTAAGACGATTCCGCAATTGGCTATTGCTAGCCGTCTTCAGGAGTACATGGATCTTTTGGGTGCCGGAGGTTCGCGGTATAGTGATTGGTTGGAAACTTTCTTTGCTTCAAAGATTGAGCATGTTGATCGTCCGAAGCTTCTTTTTTCGGCTTCCCAGACAGTTAATTCCCAGGTTGTTATGGCGACTTCCGAGACAGGTCAATCAGGTGGTTCTATTCTTGGCCAACAAGGTGGTTCGATCGCTTTTAATACACAACTTGGCAGGTCGCAGTCTTATTATTTTAGAGAGCCTGGTTATCTGATTGATATGTTTAGTATTCGACCGGTTTATTATTGGCAAGGAATTCGTCCTGATTATCTGCGTTATCAAGGAGCTGATTATTTCAATCCGGTTTATAATGATATTGGTTATCAAGACGTCGGTTATACGCAGTTTAGAGAGATGCCTGTTAATACTGCCACATCGAGACCTGACGTTGCTATTTTCCGCGAACCTTGTTTTAATGAGTTTCGTTCGAGTTACGACGAGGCGTTAGGTGATTTTGGTATTAATAGTCGTTATGAACTTCTTAAAAAATGGATTCAGACGCGTAATCTTTTTCCTCTTATGAATCCTGAGGATACCGGTAAACCTGTCATATTTGATCTTGTTCCAACGCTTTTTGTTGATCTTCCCACTGTTAATAGTCCTTTTGCTTCTAAAGCAGAGGATAACTTTTTTGTTAATCTTAGTTATTCAGTTCAAAAGAAGAATCTTGTTAATAAAACATTTGCAACTCGTTTATCTGATCGTTAATTGTTATGAAAATTTATCCATTTGATCCGCCGTCTACTTTTATGTCACGCGGCACACGCATAAAGAGCGTTCTTTCTGGTGAAGGTGTTTTTGAGCTTTTACCTGGTGCACCTGATGTAGCCTTTGATCAGAAAAGTCAAAGTGCTCTTGACAAATTTGATCCTGATATTGATTTCGATCCGAATTCTTATTCTCGTATGGACAAGTTTGACGGTCTTGAAGTCGGTCAGGAGCTTGTTGATAGTGCCCTCGATAAACGGCCTGCGTCCTCTGTGTCGTCAGACACACCTGCCGAAGGCACCATTAACCAACAGTAACGCATGTGGATGTTGGTATAGGCCGGCCGTAAGGCTAGAGGCCGTACTAAACCTTTAAAACGGAAGGAATGGACATAGTCCTTTCCTTCCCCGTATAATACTAAAAATGATATGAAGAAAGCGGCCGAAGGCCCTTTACTCGACATTATATGATATGTGCGCGGCCCCTACTTCAAGGATGCTTGAATTGATGTAGGAAAAAGGCAATGAATGCTTGAATGGCGCGTACGCTTTCTATCGTTCTTTTAAATTTTAAGTCATGGATCAAAACATTAAAGACTCGATCGACAAAATAGTTGATCAATCAGCCAAAACAAAAGTTGGAAAACATCGTCTTATTCTTTGGATTGTGATTGTTTTAGCCCTGGTCATCCTTGGTTTTGTTTGTAGTTGTTCGTCGTCTCATAGAGTGATGCAGTCAGCTTCTACATATAAGGCAGGCGATTCGGTTGTTACTACAATCATTTATCAACAAAATGGCTCATTAAAGAAATAATGCTATGTCTGGTTTTGGTACTGCCCTTGGTAATATGGGCTCTACATTTGGTACTGCTATCGCTAATTATGGTGGTTCAGGTCTTGGTGGTGCGCTTTTTGGTGGCATTACTGCTAAGCGTCAGTGGAAGTATGCCCAGAAGCAAATGGCCCTTCAGCAACAGTATGCTCTTGAGCAAATGCAAAAGAGTGCGGAATACCAGTTGACTCATGATAAAACAATGTTTGATTATGAGAATGCTTATAATGAACCGACTAAGGTTTTTGAGCGTTTTTCTCAGGCTGGTATAAATCCTGCTGCTGTTCTTGGTTCGTCCGGTGCTTCGATTGGTGCAACAATTGGTACAGGTTCCGGTTCTGCTCCTTCAGCTTCTGGCCCGTCTGGGCCCGGTGGTAATTATGGTGGTACTCTTACTCCTGCTGGTGATGCTTTGGCTCTTTCCCAAGGTATGCTGATGGCTTCTCAAAGAAAAAAAGCCGATGCGGATGCACGGCTGGCTAACGCTGAGGCTTCCCGCACTGAAAATGAGACGCAGGGTTCTGATTATTACCGTAATCTTGCTGATCTTAATCGTCAATTACTTGAGCATAAAGTAACCGATCAGGCATCTATTGCGGCTTATGATGAGGCTCTTGCGACCATAACTAGAGCGACCGCTGTGTATGCTGACTCTACAGCTACTTATCAGTATCATCAGGTTATCGCTGATTATGCAAAAACCGTAGAGGAATATATGCATTTAAAGGCTGTGAATAGAGCAGAAATTCCTGTTATGGATCAGTTGGTAGCCGCCAACCTTTCACTTACTTTAGCTCAGGCTCATGCTGCGAATGCTCGTGGTTCGCTTGATAGTGTTCTTGGTCAGCAGGCCAGTGTGGAACTTAAAGATCTTCAAAATTGGTTTTCAGTTAACTGGGAAACTCCCATTGATGTTCCCGAAGTTGATGAGCGTGGTAAACCGACTGGAAAAACAAAGAAGATGACCGGTAAGGAGATTCAGAGTTATCTCCTCGGTCTTTCTACCGCTTCGGCCGGTCAAGATCTTCCTGCTAATTGGTTTAACATTCGTTCCCAGAAAAATCAGTTTGGTTATTCGATGGTTAAGACTGTACTTGCTGCTGCAGCTGCTGCTCTCGTTAGTCGTGGTAGGTCTGCTGGTGTTCCTACTGATTTTGAGCAAACTACGGCTAAATCTGATCGTAATGGTGAATTTGTTGGTGGAACAAGTGTTCGTCGTACTTACTTACCCCGCCGATGATTTTTCAAAAAAAATGTAAAATATTTTGTTTTTGTAAAATAATTTCTACTTTTGCCATACATAATTGTTCAACGTTAAAACCATTTTTGTTATGAAAAGAAATCAAATTGATGCAGGTTCTCCGGTCAACTTTCATGTCGTAATTCGTGTCATCCCCGAAACAAGCGCTTATTCGATAACTATCGGCGAAATTCAGGATGGCCAATTTATTCAGACATCTCGTCGCCCAAATTGTTGTGATTGTAATTGGGAAGCGGCTAAACCTAATCCTTTAGTTCCCGGTCAAAGTTATGTTCTCTCTACTGATCTTCAGAATTTAATCTCGGAGATCATGATTTACTCTAATGATGTCATGCTGTATCCTAACATGTTGGTGTTTGATATTAAAGATTATGTTTATCAAGATGAAAGCACGGAAAAAGAAAACAAAGAGTAACGGAAGTCGTCGCGTTGTTCGACCCCTTTTGGGTAAAGTTCTTTAGAAATGGTTGACGACTAAGTGAGGGGGCTGGATGTGCATATTCTAGGCCCCCTCTTACTTTTATGTTATGAAAAGAGTCATTAATTTTACTGTTGGTTATCGGCCCGTGTCTTTGATTTCTCATGATGATGAGCATGAAGGCCCGGGATACATTGTTGTCGCGATGTGTTCCCGAAATAAGTCTGTTGTTTTTGGTCGCTTTAAGCTTTTTAAAGATGCTGACGAGTATCGCGCTAAATATGCCGACTATTATCCATTTGTAAAGTTTAACATTTATCCATGTTTTTTTTAAGATGTGTACTCAACCTATTTGGATAGCCAACCGTCGTTATTTACGTAAAGATCATGATATAAGTCTCCCTATGTCTGAACTTGCACAACGTCCATGGGATGTTGCTCGTTTTCGTCTTGCGGTTCCTTGTGGTCAGTGTGAGGAATGTCAGAAAGCTCTTCGTAACTCGTGGTATGTTAGGATTAGACAAGAACTTTCACGTTGTCGTGCAGATAAAGAGGAAGCTTGGTTCGTTACAATAACTATTAATCCGCGTTATTACAAAAGAGCTCTTGACAATCCTACATGGTTCATGCGTAAATGGTTTGAGCGAATTCGTCATGTGACCGGCCGGACGATTAAACATGTTTTTTTTCAGGAGTTCGGCATACACCCCCTTTCTGGTAGTGATCCCCGCTTACATTTTCATGGTTTTTTATTCGCTCCGCGGATGTCCTATAATGGGTTTCGTTCTGTTGTTTCAAAATTTGGCCATGTTTGGTTGTGTCAGGCCACACCTAAACGTGCTCGATATGCCGTAAAATATGTAGTTAAACACTTAAATACTTCTGATTATGAACTTTCCGATGATTTGCGTATTGCCTTGTCTG